CACTATCCACCACCAAGGGAATTTGCCTTGTTTCTCTTTGGAAACGGACTTATTCTTGCTAATGGTCTTTTCTTTCAGATCGGTTTCGGTTTTTTTTTCGGATTTGGACAATTCTATTTTGGACAAACTTTGTTCTAAAGTTTTATTTGATTCGGATTCGGAAATTTGATTGCCAGAGATTACATTTTTGAAATTAGTGTATCGGTACACTTTTTTTCCGTTTAAGTTTTCAACGGTCAAAGTCGCTTCCTTGCTGGTGTCTGCCACTTCGCCTTGAAAATTTTCCTGCACCGATACATTTTTTTCTTTATTTGACTGGAAAACGGAAATATCAGTTTGAATATCATTTTCGCTCAATTCCGATACACGCTCCACCTTGGCAATCTCGGTCGATACTTCTGAAACCTGCACGGCTTTCTTCTTGCCGCCGCAACTGGTGGCCATTAGCACCAGACATATTATCAACATCACCAAGGCAATGCGCAACAATCTACGGGCTATCAGTTCTTTTGTCATTGCTCAAAGTAGTTTAATATGTCGTTGATTGCCTTAGTGATAGTAGTCGGGTGGAGCGATGCTTCAACTTTGCCCTGCCTCCATTCTTGGTATTTCCGTAGCGTTTCGATGGCTTTTTTCGGGGCTACTTTCATCGTTTCCTTTACCGTGGTATCGGGGTTTGCCTTTGCGTATTGTGCAGTAACGATCTCGCCTGTTACGGCGTTGCGGTATATTGTTTTTGTTTTCATTTGGAATATTTTTTATAGGCACTGGCCAGTTTCACATCATATTTATTCTTGGCATATCCGGGGCCATTATAACCACGGGCAAACCGCGCCCAATCCTTTTGCCGTAACTCATCTGCCAATCCAGTATTTTTCACGAAATTCACGAACGCCATCAATTGTGCGCCCTCACTTTGGTACATCGCGTTAATAAAACTTTGAAGATTTGGAAAGCCAGCCTTGTCAAAATTGAAGCCCATTATCTGAAACTTCCCCCAGCTTGCGCTTTTCAAAGCTGCTTCCCGGTCCAATCTAACCGCTTTGGCCAGTCGGGCGTGCTGGTTCTCGCGGTAGTAGTCGCGTTTCCACGAGGGATAGGAAATGTTCGCGTTTTCCGGATTGGTATATTTTCCACCCGTGAGCTTGTGGAACCAGTGCCCCTCAAATAGTATCTTAGGCTGGCCGTTGGAAAGAAACCCGTCCCCGGCACTTTCAACTTCGGCCACTGCCTTTATCGTAGCAACGTCAACGCCCAGTGCTTCTGCGGCGGTGCTATAATCTTTTTCGGTCATTTTATTTCTTCTTTAAGGTTATCACGGTGCATCGTATTGATGCGCCTTTCCAGCTTCAACTGTATTTGAAGGCTGTCGAGCACTCGCTCCGTTCGGATGCGGTACTGGGTGTTCTTTTGTATCTCATTGCTGTTAATGACGATGAAATACGTCCCCACGATAGTGCAGGGTATCATCACCACCAAAAAAATAGTGGAAAGTACGTTAGTAACGTTCGATAGCATCTTCGCCGTCCTCATCTTTTTGTTCTTTGAATTGGTTAATGTCCAAATTTGAGTTGAATTTCTCTACTTTTTGGATCCATCCCAAGGGCGGGAACTTCCCATTGGTCAATATTGAAGCGTTCACAAAGGCACTCCCGGCGGGATAAAGGAATACCATTATTCGCGTAATGGTCAACAAATAATCCATCGCGGCCTCGATGAAGGGTGTTTTGTCCGGATACAGAAATTGAAACCCCTCAAACAGAATACCTACCGATAGCACCAATGACAACTTAACGGCAAGCCCGATAATGTTTTTTTTTGGCGAGAAATCCCGCTTAACGAAGGCGTGTACGGCACTTCCAAGGATATGGTCTATAGCTATGGCAACAAGTACGAAACCAATGTAGGCGATGTTGGCGTCTATCCAATGTGTTATTGGGTTAATCGACGCCAATGCAGATAGGGGCAGGGATAGCATTAGCAGTGATTTTAGTTTGACCACCGCGCTTCCGTTGTGTATGGCCAATAGATTCTTTAATATGTAGGTTACAAGTACCTTTAGCATTTTACTACTTCTTTAACCCACGGTTCAACTCTCGCAGGGCTTCGTTATCTTCTTTCAGGGATTGGATTTCGATTTCCTTTTCCTTTACCTTTTCGGTACTGTTGAACCGCTCGTATATGCCGTACACAATGCCGACAAATGCCAGTGCAAGTGCTTCCTTATCAAAAAGGTATAAGGCGAGCGCGCCAATGGCTGCTATAATTCCGAAAATCATTTCATTTTTCATATTTTCTTTGGTTTTTGAACGTCTGTTATTTTTTCCGTGAACTTTTTTCGGACAACGGCCTATTGGCAACCACCACTTCAAAACCGCTGGCATCAAGTCCGAATATCTGCCGTACCGTACCTACCCAATAGATAATTCCCGAAAGTACTATCTCATCTACTTTTGCACTGAAACTATCTTGGTTTGGCGTTATGGATATTCCAATTTGGTTGAACATTCCGTCCATTTCTGCGGTCGTCAATCTGAAATCCTCATCGAACATCAGTACGGGCATTTCCCTTGTTATGGGGTTTCCGTTCTCGTCCACATCTTCATATTGTTGGGTCTGGAACCATTTTACCTTTGCGGAAAATCCATCACCAAATTTTCGCTCGGTTACTTCCAGCTCCCACTTGCAGTCGTCTGGGCTGAAAATGTTCTGTTTCTTTATTCCCTTCAATCCCTGCTCGTCCTCAAATTGACGGGCTTGGGTTATTGTTACTGGTTGTAAGGTTTTTAATTTCATAATCTATTATTTTAAAGTGCTTCCCACATATCGTTATTGATGTGGGTTATTCCGCTAATATTAGAAGTTTTGATTGTTCCTTTCCCTCCGAGACTTCCGTAAACCTTATTGCCACTTCCTTCGGTCAATAAATATTCATCGCCATTTATATCGAATCTATAAACTTTTCCCTGTAGATATCTTGGGGTATTGTCTGCATTTGAAACTGACTTAACACATATAGTCCCTGCTTTTGTGCCTACATTTGATTCAGTTCCACCATTATAGGAAACAAATAAGTTATTGGAAGCATCCCTTCTAAATCTTACGGTAAACCTTGTGTTTAAATAAGATGCTTTTGCTGTACTATTGTTTAAATTATTTGTTAAAGAAACCAAAAAGGTTGAGTTACTTATTAACATTCTAAATGATTGATTAACTGGTATAAACAGAGTTCCAAAAACCCCCGCATAAGTTGAAGTAACTGCTGAGTATAAAAAATCAATCTCTACATAAAAAGCACCTGAAAATATATATTGCGAAATACCAAAATCAATCCAATCCTTATCTGTATTTCCTGTTGGGAAATTCAAAAGAGATGGAATAACCGGTCTTGCATTTCGCCTACCAAAAACCCCCAACTGCAATTTATTCAACGCCGCCATTTATCCTTATTTTTTGTTCATTACCCTTTCTATATAGTGTACAAGTTGCCCCTGCTGGCCAAGAAAGCGTTACATTGCTTCCCGTAGTCAAAGCCGTCCACGCTCCATCGTTCAGCTTGTAGCTCCAGCCTGTTAGACCTATCAGTACAATGCTCACCGCGGTTGCATCGGTATCGTTGTCCATCGCTACTATATAGCCATTTGGATAGGTTACGGTCGTTGGGTCAAAGGTGCAGATATAGCCGGGGTTTACTATTGTTGCTCCGTTTTCGTTGGCCGCCAAGGTATAGTTGGCAGTTTTGATTATCATTACCGGGGCAACTTCTCGCCACGGCGCACTAATAAGCTCATAATCCGCCATAGTGCCGGTGGTGGTACCTAAGTATCGGTAGTAGGCCTGTAGCCTTGTTTCGCCACTTGGAAAGGTTAGGGCTGAGTCTGCGGAGGCGTCTATAACTCCATAAACCCCATCTTCTATTTGTGCGCCCTGCCCAGCTAAAAGTGATGCAATGTCTGTAAAGTTTTGAATGATGGTATTTGAAATAAACGGATTCGTTCCATCGCTCCCGTCATTAATAAGCTGGCTCGTTTTGGTCGGTATTTGTTGATACCCACTTTGAACGAAAATAGATACCTTTTCCTGCCCATCGTTTACTTTTACTTTTACTCTTTCTGCCATTTTAGAAATCTGTTACGTCCTGAATTATCTTAACTATTCCCCAAACATATGTTTTTATCTTTCCACTTGGAAAAGTAACCTGTACATCATAATAATATGAATCTACTTCCCAATCTACTGGCGTAAACTCGTCTATTTTAAAAATTCCATTTGTTGGGTCGGTTAACGTAATGCCTGTGCCTGTAACTATATCTTTTACAACTGCACCCGTTTTGGAGCGAAATCTAAACTGCGCCCGAATAGTGCAATCGGTCAAATCGATAGGGTCATCATTTCCGTCGAGATACTCAAACTCAACACTTGAAAAAGTATCGTTCTTAACCCTGTCCTCTAAATTTCTTTGTACTATGCTTGCCATTATACATATATCCAATTAGTTCCGTCATAAAATACGGGTCTTTTTGTTGACCCTGTTGTGCTTACAGTTGAACCAGAAGCTGAAGCTCCGTATGTCTGACCGTCTGTTATATAAACAATCTTGCCTATTGATGGTGGTGGAAGTGTTCCTATTGTATAGCCAGCCAAAATAAAAGAGGACGTTAGCATATTTACAATCGGCCTTTCTGGGTCTGTATTATCTACAACTATATTTGTTCCAGCTACTACCGATTTAACATAAGTGTACGTTGGTGGCTGGTTCAACCCAGATTGTACGTTAATCCAATCCAATAACATTGGAGCATTGCCTGTAAATGTTATATGCAATCTATCAAAAGTTGTTGTTGATGATTGACTTATGAATCTTGATATTGGTATCTGTGCAACTTGCCAAGAAGTTGAAGTAATATCTATTCCGTAATTAACCGCGTTTATACTATTAATGGAAAGTATTCTATAATTTGAAGTCGCAGTATCAATTAATTTAAATTCAATAGTCTGCCCACCGTTCCAAGCCGTTAGCTTAATAGCAAAATTTAACTTTTGATCTGTTGTATATGATATGTCTGTTAGGTTTGTCCAACTCACATAATCATTTGCAAGTGATGGAATATTCAAAGAAACAGTACCTAAAAATGGGTCTGAGGCATCTGTTAAGTTTCCGCCTGCTACAAGGTGTGTATTTCCCCATTCATCGGGCTCTCCTGTCGCTTCGTCATAAATTAAATCTAAAACTGTGTTAGGGTCTGTTGTAGCGGCAGCAGCAACTACAGAAAATGAAACCTCTACTTGTGTTGCAAGGTTTACCGTTGGTTTTACAGGAGAGGCAGCTGGCGTTCCCTCAATTACTACCACCGAAAATGTGGGCGGATATGCAAACGCATTAACCTCAATAGCAAAGACATCAATTCTTGGATGTGTTGGGTCTCCATCTGACAATGTTTTATTTGCGGTTACAAATTCATCGTATTTTATGTTATTTATGATAAATGACGTTGCCCAAACTTTATACGAGAGGTCAGTGAGCCCTAACTTTATAATTCCGCCATTTATAACCGTATTGCCGGAATATAACTCTGTGAAACTTGGTAAAGGTGTAAGTTTTAGTTTTGGTGTTGACGCTCCAACTGGAGTATAAACCGTTGGCACTTGCCCCTCTTTGCCCTGAAGTGTTGTATCCAATACATCTGAAAGCCCCGTATATTTGAGAAAAAAGGATTTCAACGTTGACCATTTAATCCATTTAGTGCTTCCAGCGGAGTTCTGTGTAGTGTCTGAAACATCGACAACCTCAAACTTATCATCCAATGCTGGCGATGTAAGCTCCGGTTTATCTGTTAATCTTTGATTTGCCATTAGTTGTATATGTAATTATTGCCATCTTGGAAGATAGCCGTGTTTCCGTCCATAAATATCTTTAAATCAAACCCACTCACAATGTTTAAGTTGTCTAAAAAGTACGCTTGATTGTCCTCTTTACCGGTAAAAGTAACGCGATAACCGTTCAATGCTTCTTTTTCCGTTCCAGTTTCATTGGTAACACTTGCGTCAAGACCGTTCCAAAGCCCTAAAATGCGTATATTTCCCAATCTGTCAATATAAATAGCCCTATAAAGTGCCTTTGTAAACTTATAAATCTCGCTTTGAACCGTAGTTTTGGGAAATTGCAACGTTAATGTTTGGTTGTAAAAGTCAGCACCGCCCTCAATTTCGCTATTTTCATTGAAACTTGATGCGTTTGAATGACCCTCGTATATGTCGGTACTTGGGAATGCCGTTACTTTCTGTCCCGAAATAGTGATTTGGCTTCGGGAATACTTTACATAAGGGAACAAATAGACTTTATTTATCCCGCCCTGTAAATCCTTGCAGCCCTTTGCTATATTTTTTGTCAGTCCGTACATTATCTTCCGAAATACCAGCCCGCTGTTAATTTTATATCCCCATCTGCGTTTACATCGTCTTGACAATGTTTATATTCCGCTATGGTGTTCTTGCAAATCCATTTATTGAACCGTTGTACGTACATCTGTGCCATTGCCGAGTACTTTTGCGCCAAGAACTGTGCTTCTTCTTTATCCACAATCTCTTGGTTTTCGGGAGCGTGTTTGAACAACCCACCGTTCCCGAGTGTATAGCTTGAAATTTCTATATATTCGGCCGTTGCCTGATATTTTACTATCGGCTGTACATATTCAGTATAAAGCGTTGCGTAAAGTCCCGTATAAGTAGGAAAGTCAGAAAGCATCTTATCGTAAAGTTCAGTTCCCAACAAAGGCTCTATTACCGTTACTTGCACGTTGTCTATACAGAAATTGAATTTATCAACATCAACGTTTCCGCCCATTATCGTTGTTTGGGCTATCTGTTGGGGTGTTATGAATAATTTGATTGCCATCAGCTTCTATAGTTAGGTTTTAAGCTCCACCAATTGTTAGCGGGTTCGGCTACCTTTGCCACCCTGTCATCATTGCTTTGCCACATTGCATCTTTTCTATCCTTTGGGTCAAGTTCAAGTATCATACGCCTTGCATCGTTTACGCTTATCTGTTCGTTTCCTTTCTTCATATAAATAACACGTTGCCACCAATGCTTACAGTTTACGCCACCTTTGAAAAGGAATATGTTATAACTACTTTGTCCACTTGGTGCAAATTCCTCATTGTAGTTATAGTTGGCGTTCAAATCCTCCGCCCGGTAAACTTTGTTTGAAAACATCACCTTTTTACAGAACATTCTTTCGGGCAATGGGTTTCCCGCATACTTATAGCGTATCTTAAATAGTGAAGTGTCCTGCTCGCTTTTTTTATCGCTGGTCTTTGGAGTGGATGCAAGTTGAAAAATATTATTTAATTGGCTTTCCTTTAATGTGATAGCATCGCACCTTTCATCTTCTATTATTTCCCATTCGTTTTCATCTATGACCTCACCCATTTCGATAAGCCTATCAATCTGTTCTTCGCTAAATGGGTTTTGTTTTCCCTCTTTGCTCAACTTTGTTGGCTGGGCCTGTGTTGGCTCTGTAAGCTGTATAAATTTTAAATCAAGGTTTATATTATAGAAAGTCAGAATATCCTGTAAGGCATCTATAATGTGCGATTGTTTTGGGGCAATGACACGCTTCACAAGTTGCGCTTCTGCCGTGTCCATTTCGTCCGCAGTATTTGAAAACCCGCTACTTGAAACGATACCAACTATTGAAGGGCTTGTTGCCCTGTGTGCCGTCAATAACTGTTGTTTGGCTTCTTCGGTCAAAAATTCCCATTGCTTATGTATCTGTTCGTTAACAGGGAAAGGGGTGATATTTATTTCTGCATCCCTGCCGTTAAAAGACAGAATAAACCTCGAAGCGTTTGGGCTTCCCGTTAATTTCTGTTTTATCTTTTTCTCAAACTCTGCCTTTTCCTCTGTTGAAAGACTTTTGCCATCGGGGACGTTTATGATGTAGCCGGCACTCAATCCATTTTTAATTGAATTGATATTAAGGTTAGCTATTTCCTCCTCCATTTCAGCGTATGGAAGTCCGCTCAAATAATCGGGGTCTGCAAAATAATCCTTTCCTGCCTTATAGGGTTTAATCCTGAATATCTCGATATTTTCTTTTGAAGTTCCAAAGGCGGGATATTCTTTAGGTGGATTTTGGGTTATCTTGCTCCAATTTTTGGAATACCAATAGCTTTCTATTTCGCCATCCTCATTTTCTATGCTCGGCACTACCAAATTTGTGGGGATATGCGCCAAAGTAGCCAAATCCTTACCGCCTTTTGTTTTGATACATTGGATGGTAGCTTCGCCAAATAACTGAAAGTCTGAGATTATTTTTTTTAGTTCGGTATCTTTTAATATAGTCTTTAGGTAAGTCCAGTCCTTTAGATTTGTATTTGAGTTGGTAGCGCCCAATCCCTTACCGTAAATCAAATCAATATAGGAATTTATAATAGAGGCGTTCGTAGGGCTTCCATTGTACCTATCAATAATGTACTGGTAAAACTCGTTGTTCTTACCGTTAAGCACATAGCCTTTGTACTTCTGCTCCACAATTGCGGGGCGTACATAGTTACTAAGTTGGATTAAGTTTATATCACTCATATTCGTACAGTCCGTCCGTTAATTTAAAAGCCTGTGTGCTTTGGGTTGTCGCAAATATCTTTCCCCTATACACTACATCCGACCCCGCGCTTACCTTCATCTGAAATTTGTCGTTCTCAACAAAAGTATAATCAAACCTAACGGTTATCTTTCCATCCTTTACGAAATAGGTATTTGTTGGCGTGGAAACAACCGAATCAACCTCGTTCTTTAACTCTACCGTAATTGTATTGTCAGGGTAGAATCTTGGAACAAAAGTAATATCGTGCGTTGTTGATGAAGGGGAAACCACTTTCATATATTATAAACAAAAAAGCCCCCTTATTGTTATAGGGGGCTTGCAATTAAAACTGGAAAAAATTACACCAAAGCAAGTAAAGCCGTTACTGTGTCGTTATCCAAAATAGGGGCTAATGCTCCTGTGGTTGAAACTCCCGTTAATGTATATCCGTTAAGGTCTGTCTTTGCCCCTCCCGTACTTGCGACCACCGTAAAATCAATGCCGTCATCAATACCTATTGCGTGGTACTTTCCGTTTCTGTCTTTTACAACTGCCTGCGGGAAACCATAAGCCAATAGATTGAATTGGGCGCTTGTCGTGGCATCCATTTTCTTCAAAACGATTGTTAGGGTCTGAGTGTTTACCGTTGTTCCCGTGTTTCTGTCAGAAACCATCGATTGCTCCAATGTATTTCCGTCCCCTTCAAGCTCAAATTCAAACACATCCGTAATGCCGGCATTTATAGCAGTTGCCTCGCCATTTGCAATCGTGAAAGGGTCTTCAATATCGTTGTAAAGATATAGTTTTGAGTTTCCCCCCAACCCATCTTTACAAGCCTTTGTTCTACCCGCTGTTAATAAACAAGCCATATATTTTATGTATTATAGGGCGTAATTAAACGCCCTTATTATTATGCAGTTAGTGTCAACCAAACGATTTCCTCTGGGTTGTAGTACCCCATTCCGCCGCTGTAAACCATTTTACCTCTTACCATTCCAGTAAGCAATCCGATTTCGTCCTCATCAACGATTTTGATTTCGTTATGATCTGCCTTTAATCCTGTTGCGAAGATCAAGTTTTTCTTGTCGTAAACCAAGATTGTGTTGTCGGGAAGTCCGTTAACCTCATTCAACATATACTTACCAAATTTTACTTGCTTTTCGTCAGCCGTTCCATCGTTTGCGATTCCCTTAGAAATAAGATAAAAAGAATAAGCTTGGAATACGTCTGGGGAAACCGCAACCGTTAGGGTATTGCTTCTTCGTACGGCTCTCGGAATTGCATTCAAAGCTAATTTCAAGTCTGCCTCAACCGTTGCCTCCGTTACTGCGTGGCCCGGTGCTGTTACTCCGTTGCCATCTTTTATGATAGCCGCATCAGCCGCAAATTGAACCAAGAAACCATCACCGATTTCACCGTTTGTTGCTGCTGTTCCTGTCCAAATTTGCTCGTCGATATTTTCAGCCGTTTCGGCCAAAACCTCTACTTGGATAGCCTCCATAATATCTGCCGGGGCATTTGGATTCCAAGCACTTGCACCCATTGAATCCTCGCTCCAAGTCTGTCTAAAATCTTCTTTACAGATTTGGAAAGGGTTCATTACCTTTTTAGGTTCGATGGTTTTTTCCGAAAGAACGATTGAACCCTCTGGGGCGAATCCACAAGTATAATCTACCGTTCCATCCGTATAACGAATCTTGCGAAGGTGGTATTTAAAATTTACGTTTTCCGCCACGGTTACAAGCCCCAATCTTAGGGTGTCCGCTTCTTTAAAGGCCTTGCCGATTATTTCGCCAGCCGCCTTTCCTACGTAGTTACTGTTTACTGTTGTTGTTGTTGCCATTTATTAAATGTGTTAAGTTGTTAAGAAAAAGCGATGCTTGCGGCTTGCGCGCCAACGCCATTAATGTAAATATTTTCCGTGCCATATTCAATCTCTACCCAATCGCCAATGGTATCAGCCGTTGCTGAAAGAGTGATAGTTGTTTCGTTTGCCGCTGGGACAAATACGCTGTTTACGATTGCTCCTCCCTGTCCTTTTGCTACTGGCAAAACGATTGTCCAAGCGGTTGTCTCAAATAAACTCGCCACCTTAAATTTGAATTTCATTCCGGGAATAAGTGCGGGCAATGTAACTGCCTTACCGGGCGTTGCGTTAAGTTCAAATAATTTACCACTATCTCCACTTGTAAGGGTCAATGCCGTGGTAACATTTACCACTTTGTCTGCTGCTTCGGCTGTACCGAAAATATGTGTTACGCTCATTGTTTTTTATTTTCTTAATGATTCTAAAATACGTCCTTGTTTGTTCAATGGCACTTGTGATGGTTGTGCCTTTACTGGTTTTGCCGCTGGTTCTTTTGAAAGTTCCACAATTGTTTCCGCTTGTTTTTTAATAAGCTCATCCTGTGCTTTCAATTTGGTTTCAAGAGTTTTAAGTCTTTCGTCCGTTGCCTCGGCATCCTTTGTGTACTTAATCATAATGGATTTGATTGCGTTTGCAATCTCTGCCATTTGTGCATCGTCATTCATTTGTGCTGCCTCATCTGGCTTGGCTGCCGCCGCTTCTTTAACTTCCGCAATCATTCCATCGGTTGTAACTACAATCGTCTTGCCGTCCTCCGTTGGATAATCCCCAGCAGGCAACGGTACTTTAGTGCCATCGTCCGCCATAATCCAAGCGGCAACACCAGCACCAAGCGTTTCGCCCTCGTATTCGATTGTTATATCTCCAGATACCACCGAACCGAGCTTGATTTCTTTTTCCATTCCTAAGAATGCTTTAACTTCCTTCATAAAGGAATCCAATTTGTCTGACATATTTATTTCATTTTTTAAATTAATTTGCTTTAAATCGATCATAGCATCAACGCTAAAACCTTTTACTTTTCCTGTCTTTACATAGTTGTTCCAAATGTCATCGCTGTCCACTTTCATCGTGGCTATCCAACTTCCTTTTGGATAAGACAAACCAAAATTAGCTGACTTGTCAATCTTGGAATCTTCAACTATCCAACTTTCAACGAACGTAACTCCGTCTATTGGGTCTAAATGCTCAATCGTGCTGTTCTTTTGGTAGTTCGATTTGAAGAAATGGTGTGAAAGTTCCTTTATGGTGTCGGCATCAAATACGATATTGAACTCCTGTCCGTCCTGATTGCGATATATCTTTTTGTCAGGCTCTAAAACAAGCCCTATCAAGATACGTTGTTCTTTGTCGATTTCCTTTAATTGTATCTTTTCATTTTTTAAAGCTACAAATAGCCCTTCCATAGCTGGGTCGTCCACTAACGATATTCCGAAAACACCGTCATTTTTTGCAGGATTGAAAGTCGCTTGGTAGGTTATCATACAATACAAACAAAATAAATGTTGTATTGTTATACTTTTTTAAGACTTTTTTTATTTTTGTGTTCACAAAGTAGCATTACTTTCAATATTCCTATCCATTTCTTGACTGCTCGATACGTCAGAAGAAACTACATAGGCTTTTATGGGTTGGTTTCCTCCCTGTATTGAATCGGCTATTTGATTGCTTCCAGTACCCTGTACTAAATTGAATGATGGGGCTGGTGGCGCTCCCGTTCCCGAACCTCCACTTGCGCTCGTTGTTACAGGTTTGGTAGATAGTATTTTTTTTACGTTTATAAATCCAGCAATACCAATAGCGGCAGCATTGGCAAACTTTAATATAGTTCCGAACGGATCGGGTATTACCGAAGTTGCGCTAAGTGCAGAAGTAACACCTTGAAAAGTGTTTATGGTAGCTTGTGAAGCTGCTATCCCCTTTGCCAATGCGCTACCTTCTTTTGCAAGGCTACCGAGTATATTCAATGTTTGATTGCCAATAGCAAACTTGGCATCCCTCAACCTTTCCTCATCCTCTTTAATCTTGTCGTTCTTTTCCTTTTCGATTTTAGCTTCTTCTTCTGCCCTTTGCTTCGCTATTTCAAGTGCCTGTTCGTCATAATATTTGTTTACTTCCGCAATGGCCTCACGCTTAAACACTTCGTCAGCAACAAGGTTTTCTATTTCAAGCAATCTTCTTTCCCTTTCAACTTCCGATTTTACGAGTTCGTCTTCCCTGTTCTTGTCGGCAAACTCTTGGCGTATTCTCGCTATTTCCTCAATAGCCCTTATTTCCTCGTCTATTCTTTTCTGCGCGGAATCGTCAAAGGTTATTTTTGTGTTGTCGGTTTCTTTTGTTTTGGTATTGGTTTTTGATTGTTCGGGGTTCTCTATATCAAAAAGAACCGTTTCTAAATCAATAGCCTCGCCTTTGGCTTTCAGCAATGCCTGTTCCAGTTCATTGATTGCCTTCGCCCTTTCCCTTACTGTGTCAGTTGAATATTGAGCAGCACCATCCGCTCCAAGAAAGGCAAATGCCGCAGCCCCTTTTATTTTTTCCCACAAAGATAGCTCCTCACTTGTTGCCTTTAATCTTTCAAGTTGAACCTCAAGTATCTTTATCTGTTCTTTGTTAAACTCCTGTGCCTGTTTTACAAGTGCCTTCTTTTGTTCCTGCAACGCTTCGGTTGCCTTGCCCTCTTTTGTTAATAGGCTTATTTTTTTATCGAGCAATCCTATTTCGGAAGACAATACGTCAGCATTTGAACGGTTAAGTTGCAATTGTTCTTCGAGCCTTTCGTTTGCTCTTGTGGTAAATTCTACAATGTCATCCCAATATGTAACTACCAATCCAAGCGAAACAACAAAAGCGCCTATACCCGTTGCCAATAGTGCGCCACGTGTTGCCTTTAAAGAACCGTTGAAAAGTTTGGATGCTTCAAAGGCATCCTTTAACCTTGTGGCAAGTCCTCCCGTCAAACTGTCGAGTATTGCAATAGCCCCGCCATTGCCAGCAACGTCATCAACAGACTTTGCGGCTTTCTTTCCCTCCTTGTCTACCTTGTCTAAACTCCCAGCAAGTCTTTCCGCGTCTTTTGCGGTTTCGTCCATATTGGACGTAATTATGATTTCCCTCGTGATCGCCATTGCCTTTTTATTTTATATCTTACGCTTTTCCAATCCGTAACAAGTTCGTGCTTTCCCTTGGCAATTTCTATATTCCTGCCACCTCCGTAAAAATCCCCTTTCTTCAATATCTCTAAAATATCCGCTATCATTGTCCTGACTGGTTTATGTAAATGGTTTGTTTGTTATTTGCGTTGGTTATGATTAAATAAACACCCCTATCATCCGGATCAGTATTCTCAATAAAAGTCAATGTTAAATGATTTCCAGATTGTGTTACAGTTAGAAAGTCAATCGTTGCGCCTTGACTTACTTTTTGGATGGTTGCTCCTTCTAAGTTGCTTACATAGATTGTATCGGTCTTTGCCGTGTAATCTGTATAGTAAGAACGTGGAGCAACTACGCCCCCAATACTTTCATCAAAAGAATTAACAAGGTCGAAATTGGTCTTTCCATTCAACAGGTTAAAACTGTATTTGTCTATCCGATAATAGCTTTCCTTTATTTTCAATACATCGTTTAGCTGTAGCTTTAGTGTTAACCATAAAGGAAGCACCGCACTAAAATTAAAGCTCCTTTTTTTTATGTTGAATATCGCCTCGATATATTTCTGATAATGGTTCGAGTAAAGCGTGTTTTGAATAACCGACCCATCCCATTCGTTAATTTCCTTTCCAAAGGTGGTAGAGTATTGCGGATAGTTCACAAAATCAACGTGCATAGGTATATTGAAACCGTCAAGGTCCTGTTTATTGCCATCGTCATCAATAAAACCTATCGGTTTTGTTATAGTACTTATGTTTTGATTGTAGAATATATGGGCTTTTGGGTTAGCGGGGCTTAAATCCTCCCCGATTATAGCCGCATATTGCACCTGTGAAAGTACATTGTCCTGCAAATCGGGCAGTCTTTCGTAAACAAATTGCTCAAAAGGCAGTTCAAAAGCCAACGAATCCCCGTCCAAAGGGTTTCCATTGTCATCATTCAATCTCAACTCCTCATCACCATAGGCAATAAGTGTGTTTTCTTTAAATTGAAGGTTCAATATTGTCGTGGGTTCGGAAAATTTAAACGATATTTCGTTAAGTATTTCGCCCCTTGACACGTCAAAACTCTCAAAGTCAATGTATCTTGTTACTTCATAAACATTGCCCTCAGCATAATATTCATTCAAACCGTTGATATAAAGCGTTCCATCATCCTCTGGGATAACCACCAACTTATACATATTGAACAGCCCCTTTAAAAAGTCTATAATCTTCATTTTTGGGACTTCTTCCGAAACAACAAAGACACTTTCTATTGTGTTCTCAGAAGCAAATGTAAAAAAGTATTGATTAGGTGGGTCTCCGGGTACAGAACTGTTTCGTCTTTGTTCCAATTCAGCAGAATAAACAAACTTTTGCGTACATACCACCTCGTAATAAACGGAATATGTTATCTCGCCACCATCATAGTCCAATCGTGATCGTTGTGTTGCAGTTCCCGTATGGGTCGTTTCTTTAAACACCTCTCCATCCCTGTACATTTTAATCGTGTACTCAACATTTTCATAGCCTGCCGAGGGGGTTATCTCTAAAGCCATAAAAAATCTGACCCTATCGTCTGAGGCACTTGTGTTCTGAACTGTATATGACCCTACATTAGTTGAAAGGTTCATATAGGTACTATCTCCTGAATCAAAATCTACTATTTGTGTATCGCCACCTGTTTGCTTTTCTTTGTGGGGGTTGAGCCACATGTAGAGCTTGGTAAATTCCGAAGTCCCGAAAAAATCCCTACTGAAAACAATATCGTACTTTGTTTCAATCGCTTCAATAATTCGTATCAGCTTTAGGCTTGGTCTCAAATCGTTCCAAATAACACCAGCATCGTTGCCGCCCAAATAGGATATATTGGCAAGTTTTTCCGTTTGAGTGTTGTCTGTATTAATCGAATTGATGTAGTACTGTTTCTTTACAAAGAGATTGTAAATTAAATCCCCCGAAAACAAAGACCCTTCCAACCCCGTTCTAACCGTGTCTGAATCGTAGTCGTGATCGTAAGCGGAAAGGTCAAGACTGCTCAACTCATCGTTCTTTAACTTGTCCTTTAAATCGACTAAGTTTCCGAAGAAGTTAATCGTGTATGCACTCGGTTTGTTTTTTTTAACGCTTACTTTTGACAACCTGAATTTACCGTACTTAAAAGGGATTCCGTCCAAATCTATTCGCCCATCAATCTTTGTGCGCGCATCAAAAGAATTGTCAATATTAGCATCATAATAGTGCCTGAATATAATATTGTTCCTTCGGGATGCCGGAACTGTGAAAGTTCGCGTAAAGGAAGTGGTATTCTTTGTGATGTCCTTAATGTCCACAACAGACGAAACCACCTCCACGTTTTCATCTTTGAACTGGTCCAATCTTTGGTTTGCTATGTATAGGGTTGTTATCAAATATTGTTTATTTCGTTAAAAGAATATTCAAAATCAACTTCGTAATTAATCAGCTTTTCCTTCAATTGTGTTTTATAGGTAAGGTCTTTGGATTTTATATTGATGGGCGTAATTAAAGCGCCCTCTATTATCCATTGTCTTTCGCTTAGGAATAATTGTTTGAAAGTTTCGTTTCTGCTTTCGGAAACAAATCCGCTATTTATTTTGAACCCCTCGCGCCCCTGTACGTTGTAGGTCACGAATTGGTGATTTCCATCAATAGGCTGACCCCTATCGCTTTCAAAACTTTCGGAAGTCGTTGTTAGGTTTGACGAACGTTCCTTGAAAAATGTAAGCACCTGTTCATAACCATATTTATTCTGAAACATAACTTGAACGGGATTGTATTTCCATTCATCCGTAACCAATAGGGTGATGCCTGTAATATCCTGCGTATCAAATTTATGGGTTATTTCAATATATGAATTTGAAGCAAGGTCTGAAATCTTGACCCAAAGATTTTTTACAAGTTCGTTTGAGTTTGTGGTAGCGGACACGTTAAACGTAAAATTAATATCGCTCCCCGGATGCGATGTAACGGTTATCTGCGAATCTTCCGTTTCACTTACCAATATTGGAACGCAGAACAAACCGCCCCTTTCCACTTTAAAATCAGTTCCCGAGACCAGCATTCCTGTTTCGTTCAAAGACTGGTTGTCCATTGCGTAATAATAGCCCCTCGACATCAGTTCCGTATGTTGAAGCTGTGCAAATTCAGTACCTGCTCCCCTGTTGTATTTTACTTGTGTCTTGACCCACGCTGAATTTATATTATCCACTACGCTCGTATCGGTTGCGGTCTGCGGCTCGAACTCTACAAAATCACTCACAACCCTCGAAATATTGACCTTGCTCGTTCCTGTGCTGGCCGTTGGGTTTGGAATTGTCCAAGAATATGTCGGTGTTGATGGGGGCGATAACTTTGCCCCTTTCCAAACAAACACCTCTAATATGTAGGAATCGCAGACAAGCCCGCTATTGGGGCTTACAAATGGGGTTTCTATGTAGTGGGGCGAAAGTGAACGTATCATTTCAGACTTAGTTTTAATAAATTCTCTACATCCAATGCGTATGCTTCCACAATGTCATCTGGCAATTGCTTAAAGTAATATTCAAAAGGCGTTGTTAAAAAATGCGTTGTTTCAATTCCCGTGTGATATACTGAATTAGCCAACGCAAACAAAAGTCCTTTCCTTTTTTGAAACTTTCCGCTCTTTGTTCTAGGCGCGATTCCCCTTCTTATACTCCATCCGTTAAAGGCCATATAGGGTGGTCTTTTGTTTTTATATCTAAAGTTTTCACGGCTTCCAAAAACACTTTTTCTTTTCCATTTCGTGCCGTCGGCTTTTGTACCGCCTACACCTTTAACCCCTTGATCGATATAGATTCCATAGTCTTCCATTAAAAGGGAAGTAGTGAAACTGTTTTTGTACTGTATTGTTTCAGCTTTTAATGACTTGCTCAACGCCCCACTTGCATTCTTTTTACTTAGATTGTTGCGAGCTGCTGAAATAACATTTAGCCAAAAGGTATCTATTTCTGATTTTACTCGCATAAGTTTAAAGTTGTGTTAGGCATTTCCACATCAAATGTAAGTTCCCACCCGTCCAATAAATTAACCCCTGAATAGGTTATCTTTTGGAGCGGCGGGTTTTCGCTTGCCGTTATGTCATTGCTTTCAAAATCCCTATACATTGAAGTCCATATCCTATTAAGTGCGCCAAGTGTTTCGTTATGGTTGTCCACTTCATTGTCCTGCTTCCAAAACTTATCTGTATTGATTTCCTTATTAATATCCCGAATATCCAAACAGGCTAAAGTAACGTTAAACTTGACCGTTTGCCCATTTGTAAAGCTACCACTTACAATATCGATGTTAAGCATCGGGAATATATTTCCCTTGTCCAAATCAATAGAATCATCCGCATCTTTTGTTACGGTCTTTATATAACTATCCTGTTCGGCTAGTTGCTTAATGTAGTATAGTAGCTGGGTATATTGGTTTAAACTCATTAGTCCAATGTTTTTAAAACGTCTTTTTCTTTTGTAAATTCAAAGTCCTCGTGGTAACTTTCTTCAATTCCACAAATCAACTCATAAGATATTTGGTTACGCCTAAGAAAAATACCCCTAATCATTCTTTGCTTTTGGTCTGGATCTGTTTTTAAATAAACATATTCCCCAATATCGTATTTTGTATCTATTCTCATAACTGCGTTGTTGTCGTTCCGGTTTTTGTTTTCCTCAATTGTGCTTCCAGTTTCTGTTTATCAATCCTATGCGCCAAAAATACCAATGTTTCCCCGTGTGGCTTATCCAATATCTTGTCCATTTTAAGAATGTTCCCTTTAGCCAAACTTTCAATCGTTGCATACCATCCCCATTTTTCAAAATAGCTTAATGCGCCATCGCCTTCGCTTGTTCCGCTTCCGTATATCTCTGGATACTTACCCTTAATTCCCTCGCTAAATTGCAAAAAAAAAGCAATGCCCCGTTTACGATATTCATAGGCATTTGTTTCATTGCTTCTGCCTTTTCCTCGGTTCCTGAATAATATTCTATTTGATAATTCTTAAAAGCATCTTTTTTGGTTACCTTTCTAAATAACACGCCCATCGTCTTGTGCAAATCTTCTATTTCTACGCCGAAGGTTGAAAGGTCCACAAACTCCCTTGTGGTAATCTTGTCCAAGTTGGGAACGAAACCATACTCAATGCCATTCATTTTGAAAGTGTTCTTGAATGGCGTGTCCTCGTTCATTGCCTTGTCAATCTGCGCCACGATTTCTGAATAGTCCTTATGTGAAATATCCTTGACCTGCCTATGTGATAGCCCTGTGAATATCTCAATCTTTCGGGTGTTGAAATTAAATAGGTTCAAGTCCTCCCTTAAACAAAGTTTGTGGTACTTTTGGTATTGTTCAAGCGTAATGTCGCCAATATGTTCGGGCAAAGTGATCTTCATACTGTATAAACAAATTAAAAGGTTTTTTGTTATTTACCAAATCTCTATACCGAAAGCACCGTCCAAATGATAGGTTACATTGTATCTTATACCATCAATTGCGTGATTCCAATCGTCAACGTATAACTTTGAAGTCTTGTCTGAATAAACGTGGTTGTTAAATTCTTTTGCGATGTTGTGGCTGTTTTCCTCTACTATTATTTGGAAGTCCTGCATTCGTGTTATGCCACTCTCAATCGTTCCTTTTTTGACGGCTTGGATATTAACCCCCGCATCCTTTAAATCATCAATCAAACGTGGCTCTGCGCTATCGGCAATTATAAGTTTATTGCCTACCCTTGCCAATATCATCTTTGCAAGGTCTGAACTCTTGTTCCCTTTGGAATAGATATGCTCCTTGACGTAGATAATCTTTTTCTTTTTATCTATTGCTACCTCGGTCAGGGTGTCGGGGTCAATGGAATATCCAAAGTCCATCCCGCAGGATGTTTGCAGGTTATCGGGATTGAACGCGCCGAACTTCCAGTTCTCAAACACTACCCCTTCTGCTTTTTCTAACCAACCGCCTAATATTTTGTGTTGGTATTTTTTAGGGTTGTTTATTCTTATGGCTTCAAGTTGGTCTAAATATGATTGGCTAAGGTGCTTTATATTATCCTTATAAGTAGTGTGGATATAACATACATTGTCCTTTACTCCGTTAAAACCACCTTCAACTCCTTTGCCCTCAAAAAACCTTTTATAAATCCAATGTTCTTTGGTTGCTGGATTAAGTATAAGTATTATCCTGTTTTGTTTCCCTACCTGCCTAACAGATAAATCAATAGTATCAAATATATTTTCATCAACAAGTTCTTCGGCTTCATCCAATATCCAAGTGGTTACTCCCTGCAATGATTTTAGATTAGCAGTTTGGTTTCCGGAAGATGTTTTTATTCCCCTAAATAGTATGTCGCTACCTGTGCGTGTATTTGTAATATCTGTTTTGTTTATTGTGAAAGAATCCTCCACATTCATTATTGAAGTCTTTTCTATAAACTCTGGTATAATAGATAAATGTGCAGAGGACATAGTGTATCGAGTAAACAATATTCTATGCCCTCTTTCAAAAGTTAATCCTGTAGTTATCGCGGTTGTAGAAAATGACTTTGCAGAACCCCTACCACCTGTTAGTATAAAGTAACGGCAATCGGTATTTGTTATTAACGGTAGGAATTTCTCATTAATCTCTAACACCGAAGAATTTTGTTAATGGAATTTCAAAATCATTGTCAGGGTTTATATTTATACTTTCCTTTGGCTTGCCATAAGAGTATTCCATAAACAATTTGACCGCCCAATTTTGATTATCGTCTAAGCCTTGTTCTAATGCCTTAAAAGCTTTGGGCGCTAGTGGACTAAGCTTCTCTATTAATTGTTGTTCCTCTGCCTTTGGTTTACGTCCTGCGCCTTTTCTTTTACCTCCTGCTGCCATCGTTTGAAATAATTTGATTATTCAAATCTACTTTTCATATTGTTCAAATACTAAATCCAGTTTCTTTATCATTTCAATAAGCACTTTGATTGTGCCTTGGCAGTTTAGGCAATCGGGTTTCCAATATTGCCTATTGAATATATCTGAATGGGTTTTGCAAACAAACAATATTTCATCCCAACTTAGTTTTAAAGTCCTGTTTTGTTGAAAGGCTTTCCAGTCTTTGTATTCCTGTTCGGTCATACACCTTGCCTTGAACCGATAGGGGAGTAACTTGTTTAGCTTTGCTTCACGTTCTTCGCATCCACAGTCTTTACCGTTTACGAATATATCAAGTCCCGTTGCTTTGATTGCCTTTGCGATTGTAGTTCCTACCCCACCGCTTTTTACCATTACTTTCTTTTTTTTAGCCATTCAATATAAATTCTTTAGCGTTCTTTATTTCCCTGAATACAAAACCATAGTTGATATTGTACTCTCTTTCGATTTCCCTTAATGACCTGTCGTGGCTTTCAGATAGCAATTCCCTTTTGTGCCATTCCAAGGCGTTAAACCTTTCGAGTATTCTTTCTTCCTCATCTGTCGGCTCGAAATATCTTTGGTTGCATTCTATTTGCAGCTTTTCTGTTAGCCTTATGTTCTTTGTTTCCTTGCAGTAGTTTATGAATAGGTTTAGTATTGTACGGTAAATATAACGGCTGTTAACTTCTTCCTTTTCAAATATCTTTAGATATGCTTCTTGCAGAATATCATCGGCTAAATCTTTGTCCCCACAAATAGAGATTGAAATGGCTTTCCATTTCTTGTTGTCTTTATTGCTCCAGTTCTTAGGGTTCAATGTTCAATTGTCATAAATATTTTGATGGCATATTGCCGTACATAGTGTTTATTTATAGGTATTTACAAATATATAGAATTATTTTTTAATATTGTCGATAGTTGTGGTTTTTTCTTCTATTGTTCGTTGAACAAGTTGTTTGCTGTTTTGATCGCTTCGGTTCTTGCGGTTGTTATTCTGCCAAAAGAAGCTGCGCAATTATGAAAACGGCCTTTGTGTAATATTTCCGGTCTAAACATTTGAAATCTTGCTTCCTGCATTGTTGGCTGTGTTTTTAGTTGAATTTCAATATAGATTTTATTTGTAATAAAAAAATCTTGGTACACTCCAAATTTCATAGAATCGGGAAGCGTGAAAAAATCACTTCCAAACATAATATCAAATCTCTTGTTGATTTTCCACTTTTCAAATTCTTCTTTACACTTTCCGTTTAGTTCCATAATGGGTTAGATTTTAGAGTAACTTATTACTTTTTCTGATAGAAATTCATTCATTCTTTTTTCAACAACTTCATCAAGTATTCTTTTTGCTTTGCTTAAATCTTTAAAAGGGTATTTCCAGTCTTCATAATCTGTTAGAAAGTAAATCTCTTTAAAGGTTACTTTGTGTACATACCTTGTAAAATTCCAATTAATAAGACCAAAGAATATTTTAGTTCTGAAAGTAACAGAAGGATAATAATAAATAGTTCCATCCGCCCTTGTTTGTTTATAAAAGTCTTTGCTTACTATTTTTAGTGTTTTTCTATTTTTTTCCATTGCTTTATTTGTTAAAAGGTATTGTTGTCTGGGAGCGTGGATTATAAACTTTCTTTAATTCCGTTTTGCCTCTTGCATTTACTACATTTCATAACTTTTAAACTTCGGCTATTTTTAGTCTGTTTCATTATCACATTTACAGACTCCTTTTCTCCGCAGTACTTACAGTCTTTTTGATACCTAACTTCTGCCATAATTCCTATTTTTAAAACCGTGTTTGCTTACCGTTCCATCCCGTAGGCATATCAAACCTCAATCCTGTGCTTACATTGTATCTCCAAGGGGCATCTTTAAGGTCGTGCCGTTGGTTTACGTTCACAAGGCTTATAACGCTTAGATTTTTAGTCAACGGTATTTTTATTTCCGTTGAAAACTCCCAACTTACCGAACGGCTGTCGTGCCTGAACATATAACCGTAGCCGATTAACGGTGTTACATCAATTTTTAAAATATAGGTATGGAATGAATAACCCGCTTCAACTCCGAAGCGTGAATAATCGCCACCAGACAACTGCGCCCATTCGTATTTTGGAGCAACTACCAAATACCCCAAGTCGCTGTCGTTACCCTGCAATACTATTTTAAATTGAAGGTCGGGCGTTAACGGATCGTTCCCGTGGTCATCCCCCAAAAGGAATAAACGATTGTCCTGCGTTACTTGCAGACCTACTGCGGTCTGTGAATGTCCTGCTAATGTGAATAACAGTATTAACATTGTTATTTTTGATTTCATAATATCTTTAATTAATAGTTAGTGCTAAATTTTAAATGGAGCGGAACGACTTTAACGGTTGGTTTTGGTCTTATTGTAATTGCCTCAATTCATCAGTTTGATTTTCACTTTTTGCTCCAAATTATTATTTAAAGGTTAAACGTTTTATAACATAAAATATAAGAAATTGGGGAATCGATGTTTTAACCGTCATTTTCGGCATCTGCTCCGTGGGGTAGGGTGCTTGACCAACTGCTCACGACAGTCCCCAACTTCTTATATTTGCGTTACGCTATAACCCATTTCAAAGTTTATCCATTTCTATTCTTTCGAGTAGTATGGTTTCTACCATATTTGAAAAGTTTCGGTTTTCTTTCTTTGCCTGTGCTTCTACCCATTCACATACTTTATCGGATAATGTCATCGTCTTTTGTGCCATTTTTAAAAATCTATTTTGTTTGTTATCTCGGTTAAAATTACATTCATTAAATAAGAATCCCTTTCCAATTCAGTATCAAACTCAACTTCATCAGAAGAAATGTCGCCATCCTCATCTATTGAGATTTTACTTTCGAATTTTCCCGCGTCATCTTTCAAATCTGAAATCACATAAGACAAATCAGCGCAAGCAGAGCGACCGGTCATTGCATCGTGGTCTGAAAATCTAATTACTAATTTCATTCCATATTTGTTGTCATTAGTGATGGTAACATAATCAGAAGTTTTAGAAGCGTCTAATGTTACTGTAAATCCCAATTCTTGGAAGTGATTTTGTACTGTGTATGATTCGTTGTAGTTCATCTTAGTTGTTTTGATGTTTCAAATATACAAACTTATTTTCAATTATAACTAACTATTTAAAACTTTAACATTTTAATCTTGATTCCATTACGTGCTGGTGTATCTTTTCGATCCAATTATTGAAAGATTGGGCATTTTCTGGCTGCCAAGTGCTGGGTATTGTTATTTGTAGGTTCATATTGAGTTCATTTTTAAGTAAGGCTTTAACCTTGTTTCTTTGAAGTCTATTAGTTTTTCTTTTGGCAATTTATTGAACATATCCAATATCTCTCGCTCCACTTCTGTATTGGCTATTCGTTTGTTCAATATCTCAACTTGCTTTTCAAGTCTTTTTTTGTTTGAGTATAGATATTTAAGCTCAAGGTCTCTCCCGCTTAGGTTTGGATCAAATACCTCCAATTGTTCTTCAATTGCTTTTTTTATCGACTCAAATTCAAAATCCCCTTTAAGCTCTCCATATCTCTTTATTCCGTGCGTAACTGTTGCGCTGTCCCTGCCACCTGCGAGGCTTCCTATTTTAGCATTGGAAATTGTGGGGAACATTTTTTTTGCATTATAGAAGTAAACGAACCTTCCAAATGCTATTATGTCATCTCTTTTTCTTGATGACAAATCTATTTTTACAGCCTTACAGCAATATTCAAAAAATAGTTCAAGTTCTTTCATTCCCTGTATTTGTTTATAGCGTTGTTTTATAATGATTATCTTGGTGGTCAAAATACAATTCGCCAAAACTATTGTCGTCCAAAAAACGAATGGTAACTATCCAATGATGTTTTTCAACCTTTCCTATCCACTTGGAAGTTTCGGGAATCTTCTCTATTCCTGATACTCGGAATGTCCGTCCTTTTGGGCTGGTGTAAATTATTGCGGGGTCTAAGGGCATTTTCATATCGTAAAAATTTCATAATTTATATAACAATCAAACCCTAAAGCGGTAAGTTTTTTCAGCCATATTTTTTGAAGTGGGGAAAGAACATCCCTACCCTCTTTACTTTCCACAAATACAACGTGGTTAGGTTTTAGGCATAAATAATCTGGCAATCCAACTGGAGTTATTCGTATTAGATTAATAACAAAGTAACCCTTGTCTTTCCATTGCTTTTTTAATTTCTCTTTATGGTTGCTCATAAAAAATCCTTTTTAAAACTTCTTAAATTATAATCTGACTTACTTTGGACTGCCTTCAATATCTTTTCATTAATTCCTTTTTCTTCCAATATAAAGTAAACATCATTATTTAACCTGTCTTTTACTGTTAATCTGTCCCGGCTTTGAACAAAGTTTTTACCACTAAAACCAAAATTATAATATACAAGGCAATCAGCTTTTGATATATTCATTCCCTCGGTTGAGGATTGTTGAATAGCAAAGTGCTTATAGGTTGTATTAAATTCGTTTATAGATGTGGTTAAACAACTTCCAAATGTTTCTTTAAGTATTTCAAGTTCTTGTTGATAATAGTACATTATTGCTATTTTTTTATCCTTAAAATATTCCTTAATAAATTCAGCTTTATAACTACTTAGTGAAACGCTTGTGTTATTACCTTCAATAGTTTCAAGTATTACTGTTCCATTATAAATTTGGTGTATCTTACTCTGCAATTTAGCTGGCATTTCTGCCATTATAAACCCTTTTTTGCCCTCAACCGCCCGATCCTTTATAAGTTTTTGCGCTAATAAATGTATTTTATTAGGTGTTGGAACGGTAATGATATGCTCTTTTATGCTTACTTCAAACCCAGCATCTTCTTGTGTCATTACAACAGAGAATAAATCAATAAAAGATTTAAGCATAGGCATTGCTTCGGTTTTAATATTAGTGTAATCTTTTATGATGTGTGTTCCTATTCTCTTTTCGGTTATATCAACACAGTCTTTTGCCCATTTATAAAAGTTACTGTATTTCTTAAATGGAGAATATCCGCTTACCCAAAATTGATGAAAATATTGGCAGAAACTTTCAGTACATGGAGTTCCACTTAACCAAATGCAAGGCGTATTATAAAACAATTCCCGTATTAATTTAGTTCGCTTTGATGGCTTTGGAAATGCGCCAAGTCCGTGAGCTTCATCATAAATAATTAAATCAAAATCTGTCCTTTCAATTTTATGAAGGCTTTCGTAATTAGTAATTGTTATATTATATTGATACCCAATATTATTAAAGTCCGATTGTATTGATGAAATTGCTTTCTTTTTTGTAATAAACAATACGTTTTTAACTCCATATTTTTTAGCGGTTTCTAAAACCGTAATTGTTTTACCACTTCTCACTTCTCCAATAAGATAAGCGCATTTGTAGGTTTTAAGAACAGATAAAAGTTCGTTTGCCTTTTGTGTTTGGTGTGGTCTTATTTTCATAACATTAAAAATCTATTCCGTTATCTTCTTCAATCTCTTTTGTAATATCGGTAATCTGAAACCATCTTATACCGTTTGTATTGCCCTGCTCAAAAACAAAGTTTTTAAATGAAGCATACTTTTGTACCCAAATATTAAAACGCTTACGGGTAAGCCATTTCTTAAAATCTGGATATTCTAAAATGAAACCATCAAACATCTCAACTTTATTATTTCTTTTATTTATAGGGAAATGCTCACCATCTGAAATCCATTCATTAAACTCCATTGCTGTTTCAGCTATGAATTTACGCATATCCAAATTCTTTGCATTTTGCTTAACCAATCCCTTTGAAAGATATAATTGAAGGCAATAAACCATATAGTTATCAAAGGCATTAAATTCATCTTCATTCCAGTCATCAAACAACTGTTTTCCAAATTCGTCATAAGGGGTCAAATCCTTTCCGTAATACTGCGCAATCTCTATTTCGTGCCTTCTCCTGTCATGGCTGTTCCCCTCCCCTTTAATAGCATAGTTAGTACTTACAACCATTTTAGGGCTTTCCTCAACTGTTAACTTGATAGCATCCTTATTCTTTCGCTCCAATGTCATTCCCTCGGTAACAAGGGAAAATTTTGTTTCAAAATCCCAATTTTTTTTAACGTCATCAAATACTAAAATTTGGGTTTCCTGACTAACAGTTTGATATGGGAATGATTTTTTGTCATCAAAGGTCTTTCCATCCAAAATAGATACCTTTCTTATTTGTCGAAGTCCTTGAATAAAAAGTCCTTTCCCTGTCCCCCCTTCTGGATTTTCGCTTATAACCTCGTCATTTAAGATAATGGCTTTATTGTTCATCTTATTTTTATACGTTGAAAGAAGATAACCGATAACCGCTTCTATTGGCTCTGGCTCTTTGTTTGATATATTGGATATAAATGTTTTATACTCATTGTCATTTTTTGATACCGGCTCAAAATCCCTCTTTATAATCTGGCTTTTCCAAATGTACCCATCAACATCAATATAATCCACAAGTTCCGCCTTGTCTTTTGTCACTTCTAAAATACCATTTTCATAAGCTATAAAGGATTTGTATTTTTTATCTTCCAGCATCATAAGGTCAACCGTTTCCAACATCAAAAGGAAATTTTCAGAAAATATGGTGCTATAATTTACGCAGTAACTCCAAACCTTTAAGTACTTATTTTTTAAAAGATAGTCCAAAACAAAATCCTTTATTTTTTCAGTTGATGTTTCGCTGACTTTATTGCTTTCAATTTTAACCCATGTCGGTTTTTGGCTATCGTTATGGAAGAATTTTTTAAACCCACTACGTTCTAAAAAATACTTGTACTTTAAGGGATCTATTTTTGTTTTGTACTTTCCTTTTGAGTCAAGTTCAAAATACCAAAATGCTTCGTGGTCTGCTTTGTCCTTAACCTCGTCATATTGTTCTTCAGTAAGGTCGTACTCCTTTTGTATTTCTTCTTTTTTCTTAGTCTTTAAATCCTTATTCAGTTTTTCCTTTTTGGTGTAATCCTCAAAAAAACGTGAATTGAAGGAACGCTTTTTATAAACGTTTTTAATGGTGGTCTTTGCTTCACTTTCAGAAAATTCCCCTATTACCACATTATTTAAAATATACCCTACTGCCGTACTTTCGGAAATTCCAAACTCACAAAAAGCACCAGCAATATCAAAAATGAAACTATTCCTTTCCCCCTCAACAAAATCCTTTTTCCAATTCCATTGCATTATCCTTTCAATAATTTTATCCTCGTCTAAAAGTGGGGTATAAGAAACATATTCTTTAAACTGGTAACCGTCATCAATTAATTTAGGAGAATATGTTTCAGCATCCAAATTTACAAATGCTTCGGGATCATAGCTTTCAAAACAAACACGGCTAACATCACAATTGCTCTGGTCAAAATATTCAAAATCAAATTCCTTTTTGAACGCCTTAAAATAACGCTCGTGGTCAAACTTATCACATTGGGGTATTTTTACCACCGCTTTTATTCCATTGCCACTTGGGCCACGAAAAGCGAAAATAACATAAGGGTTTTGTGTTATCTTTGAAAACATTTCATTGTAAACATCTTCATCTGGGAAATTATCGAAGTCGGTAACCATTAATCCCGAATGGTTTAAAAGACCTTCTTTGTTACGCTCTGAAAATTCCCCAGCAAATAGAATAGCTGGCAATTTCTTTTTAAGCCTATCCCGTTCATCTTTGTTTGTTGATGCCCGTATTTGTTCTATCAATTTTTTTGACGAACCCTGTTTTATACGCTTAATTATTTTATCAATTGGAACGATAAAAGGAACGTCCGAAGTCTTAAAAAGGTCTTTAAATACGGTAACCATAGTTATATAAGTATTTCAGTCTAGGGAAAAAATTTTTAGTTAAGCAACTCTTTTAGCTTTTCCATTTTATCCCTTGCAAGGGTTCTATCCCCATTAAGGCACATAGATAAAAACGGTTGAGATACCCCAATTTTTTCAGCAAGCCAAACAATCTTAATACCCTTGTCTTTTATTCTTTGTTTTAAATCCATAACTTAAAGTTTTGAAATGTAAATATAACACTTTTTTATTTATTTACTAATATTATCTTAATATATTTTTTATGCAACACATTGAAATAATGTTAAAAATAGATAATTCAGCTTTTACCCTTAGAAAACATTGAACGCAACACGTTATACACATTGAAAACGATTTTTACACCCCCCTCTTAGATTTCAGTTTTCCACCACAGGGGGGGTATATAGGGGGACGGTAATGTGTTGTATGTGTATCAAACAAAAAAACCACCCCATAAAGAGGTGGCTCATTCAAATTAACCGGGGATAAAATTACTTCTTGGCCTTCACTATCACGCTGGGCGCGCCGTATGACACTTCCGGTAATGGAAGTTCTTCACCATCCTCTGAAATATTTGCGTGCGGGTTACCTTTTAATTTTGCCTCAAACATAGATTTGTATTTTCCCTCCACGTCCTTAACTGTTTTTGAAGCATTTTCCCATTCGGGAATCCCTTTATAGGAAAATCTCCTTGCGCCGTTTCTCACTTCAAAAGTAAATCCTTTATATCCTTCTTTATATTCTTTAGCAAGGTCGGCAATTTCACCGCTATATTCCTGTTTGAAGTTTTTTATCTTTTCCAAAACCTGCTCTAAAACATTCCTTTCGGTTTCAAGTTGGATTAAAGCGTCCTCCAAAGATATATTCCCTTCTTTATATTCTCGCATCGTTTCCGTTGCGGTACTCTGTATTACTGTTTCCATAATTAAAATGTAGTTCGTTAATAATGTGGTTTCCTTCGGTATTTGGCAGGGGTGTATTCCCCTGCCTTGACCTTTCAAATAATTGTTTTGAATATCCCATTTTTAAAATGCAAGATCGTCCTCTTCCTCTTTGGCTTCAAAATGCTTATCGACTGCGGAATTTTCCCTTGTCGGTTTATCATTTGAAGTATAGGCTATCATATATTCCTGTAGTTCCTGCGCAAAAGGTGCAAGTTTTGATTTGTCCTTTATTTCAGCACCTTTTTCAAATACCGGGATTGAATAAGTTACTTTCCCTTTTTTAAGTTGCTCGGCACTTTTAACGGTTATCCAGTTCTTGTCAAAATTATTGTCGCCAATAAGTTTAATGAAATCAGAGTAAGCGGAAACGCCAGATCCTTTAAGTGAAATGTTCACAATTTCAAGGTCATTGGTAACGGCATAAATGGAACGGCTATAATGTCCACCCGCATTTTTTACGTTTTCCTTAATGTCCTTATAAAATCCAGATGCGATTGCACCACCTTTAAAAGATTTTACATCCATCTTTTCGCTTCCAATGGAGAAAACTTCATTAGAATAGATACCGCTTTCGGATTTATCGTTCCATCCTTTAACGGTGTGGTAATGTTCTAAGATAACAAATGATAATGGAAGCTCCACTTTTACGTTTTCCTTTTTCTCTTTGTCGTAGTAAGAGAAACATTTTTCATCGCTCTTCCATTCAAGGAATTTTTTTGCGGGATTGGCACTTCTTTTTTCGGGTCTGTCTAACCAGCTCATAATAAATAGTTTTAAATTACGCTTAAAGTTGCCGTAAGCGCTCCGGCTCTATTTGTATATAAATATACGTTTTTTTAATTCATTATCATAATTTATTGATGCTATTGCATCGTTAATCATTTGGGCAAGTGCGCCCTCTTGCATTGCGTTTTGTCGGTTTTCCATAAGATTTGGGGTTTAAAAAAAAGGAGCGGGATCATTAACCAAATAACTATGAAAAAAATTACTTTTCCCGCCCCTTCGTCATTGTGGGGATAATTATAAATTGTTAATTTCAAATTCGTAAATCTCGTTCAGTTCGTTTGCCAGTTCCCAAAGGCCGAAGTCCATACAAGCCTTTATGAGCATTTGCGCCTTATGATCGATGTAATCCCATTGAAAGTCTATTGCGTGGAACTCTTTTTTTATAAGGCTCGAAACCAATTCCTTGCTGTTATCCGATATAGTGATCGCCATAACTTATTTGTTTATTTCGATTAGTTTTTCCTCTATCTTTTCGATAACGCTATCGTGCAAAAGGTCGTAAATGCTTGCTTCACCCCCAGCGTGTACGCTTTGTATCTCTACTTCTGGCCATGAACCCGGATAATCCCGTGTAGATGGCTCACTCTTATAGAAATCATAGTTGACCTCTAATTCAATTCCGTAAACTGTAACCGTGTCTGTTTTCATATCTTTTGTGTTTTGGTTTAGGCAAATGTAAACAGAAAATATTTACTATGAAAATAAATTTTATTTGTTTATTATTATTATTTTTTGGTTTATCTTTGTGGTAAGGTTATGCCCGATAACGTTTCTCGGGCTTGGCGAAGTTGCCGAACACAAAAGTTAAATTGAAAAACAAAAGTTGAATTTATGGAAAATAGTTTATTTGAAAATGAAAACGGCAATTTTGCCAAACCCGTGTTACCTGCCGTTTTTCATTCGGTTGAGGATAAAAATATAACACTTACTCCGCTTGATTTAATTGACAATTTTGGGGTATTTGATTTAGACCCTTGTGGTTTACAATGGCACAAAACAGCAAACAAAATAATTTCGCTGCCTGATGATGGATTGGTTGAAGAATGGAGTGGTAGAGTTTGGTTAAATCCACCATATTCAAATCCAAAGCCGTTTATTAAAAAACTTGCTGAACACGGAAACGGAATTGCATTAGTGCTAAACTCTACTGATACGGATTGGTTTCAAGAATACGGATTAAAAAAGGCAAACGGAATGTATTTATTGAAAGGCAGACCAAAGTTTACAAGAATGGATATGTCGCCTGTATCAATAATGAGAGGCGTTGTTTTGTTTGCTTATGGAGAACAGAATTGTCAAGCACTTAAAAATTGTCAATTAAATGGTTACTATGTCGGTCTTTAAAATGGCAGGTAACGAATGGGGGCTAAGTAATGTTGCGTGTGCGTGAGCAATCAAACTTGTTTGAATTGCGGGAAGCACGAAAGCAACATTCATTAAAATAGCCTTTGCGAAGCAATATTATTTAGCCCGTGTTGTCGGGCGTAACGTACATACTAAAAATAAAACGTGGAATTAATTAACTAAATAAATAGAAATTATGCCAACAGGAAAAATCAATTATAACCTTTCTGAAGACTACAATTTTCTTTGGGATGAAATACAAAAAGGAATAAGATACGCTGGGTACATAGACATTATCAGCGATGGTTGCCGATTGAACGATTTAGTTGAAATAAATCAAGGAAATTTTAACGGTTATTCAATTGGAACAAGAGGGATTGGATATAATGGATTTGGTGAAAAGGATGAATTTTTGATAAGATGCAGAGAATTAAAATTAAAATTTATCAAAGTCGCCACCGCAGGTGGTGCATAGGCTCTTTTAATGAGTAGCCCCCATTCGTTATCGGGCATTAGAAAAATGGGGAAAATGTAGTTTACGGAGTTTTATTTTTCGTATGCGAAACCCGAAGCGTTACGGAATGACTGGAAGGAATGCAGTAATGCTGAGGTGTTGAGGTTATGCCCGATAACGTTCGAGTGCTTGCCGTTCGGTGGCAATTTCAAGACCGAAGATAATAAAAATTAAAAAACATTAAATAAGCCGAAATATTTCGGATATAACCCAATCCTGCCACTGACGGCAAACACTTGTTATCTTTCAGTTGCGGGTTTTAAAACTAAATTTTATGAAAAAAATATTTGAATGGATTTATAAACCAAGTGGAAATTGTCCTGTACAAGCAGAAGGTTATTTTTTAGGATACTTCTTTTATTTCAGAGCAAGGCACAAATTCGCAACTATTGAATTTTATAATAATAAAGAGGATTTTGATGGAGATGCTTGGACTAATCCAATAGTTGATATTGTTGTAAAAACTACTGATGAATATAGAGCAGGTTGGTTATCGAAAAAAGAATGCGTTTTTTTAGTCTTCAAAGGTTGTTTTATGTTTCTTTTTAAACGTAAACGTAGCAATTGAAGATAACGGTATCTGTATAAATTTCAGGTTGGGATTAAAGTGTGATGCCCTGTCAACCTGCACCGAATGATATAAGTAGCACAACTGTTTCAAGTTGTTAATAAGCCCCAACTTGAATTTATACATGGTTATAGGGCGTTTATAATTCATTCAAAATGTTAGATAGTTACAGAAAAGGTTTCGCAGTAATGTCCGAAGATTTACAGGGTATTTCTTTTGAGGACGAAAGCCTTGAAAGCTGTAAAAGATATTGTAGAAAAGGTTATGTGATAGCCGAAAGAATACCGTATACATCAGGATTTCAAATTAGATTGTATTGGGCTAAATGGTGGAAGCCGATTAAAATGCTTGGATATTACCCAAGAAACTTATTATGGCTTCATTGGTCTGTGAGTAAAATTAAATTTCATAAAACGGGTAAGATTGTTCACAGGTGGGATTCTCAAAATGCCCTATAACGGGCAGGGATTATGCCCCGTGGATGCGCAGCATACACACAAGGGGCTTTGGCTGTGCATCTATGGGGTATATCCATTGTTGGTGTGCAGTGACCTAAAGAAAGAAATGAATTTAACAAATAAATATTAACTAACTCGATGCATCTGCCATTCCCTGCCCGTTGGGAGTGAATGAGTGGTGCGGGAGTCTTAATTTTTTAAACTATGGAAAAATCACTATCGTTAAAACACGGAAACCGAGAAATAACATTTTCTGATTTTGATATTGAAAACGAAATAGAGATAGTAATGAAAGCGCCAATGTGCGGTGATAGATTCTTTTGGTTAGATAAAGAAAATGTTATGTCATTGAAAAAACATATTGACTATTTAGCTGAAAAAATTAAAGCGGAGCAACACGACCTTTAGGTCATTCACTCCCAACGTGCCGCAGCTAAACGCTGTTGGCGATTTAAAACACGCAATTATCAACTTAAAATAAAGTAACAATGAAACACGAAAATTTGAATACAGAAGAAACCGCCAATAGCGATTTAGGTGTTGTTAGCGGTAGTTCTTTATCAGAAGCAATTTTGATAATAGAAAATCTAATGGCATACGGAAGAATATATACAGTGAAAGGTGTTAGGTATGTAGAAGGCTCACACGAAGAAATACTTGATAAAGCGGAAGAATGGTTGAACAAGGTTCGCAAGAATTACCGCTAACGTTGAGTATAAGCCATCGTTTTAATGTGGCTTATATAGTGTTAGCATTTCGTAGCGGATTATTAACGATAAATTTTAATTGAAATATGGACAAAGAAAAATCAATGGAGTTTAAACAACTCATTCAAAAAGAAATAGAACTTAGGGAGCGATTCAGAAAAGCGAGAACCGAATTAGAATCATTAATTGACCCTGTAACTAAACACGTAAGAGATTGTAATCGCTTTTGGAATAAAGAACTACCAAAAGCAGAAGAAATAGTTGTTGTAATGGATAATGGTACGACATTGAAGATAAAGCGACCGAAAGACGAAGTAGCAAGTTGTGAAAGCTATTTACCTTACGGAATTGATTTTTCGGAATGTGAAGTGATAAATGTTGAATAAATGCAGAATGTCAGCTATGAATGCTAACGGCTACGGCTATATTTCAGTGCCGAATTAAATAGTATAAACTTTAAATAACAGATAAAATGAGTAAAGAAAACGAAAACTTGAATAAAGCAGAAAACTCGGCATTGAATATAGCCGATGTTAGGCAACGTTGTTTATCTGTAATTAATACAATTGCACCTGATACTGAAATTGATGAACAAGTAAAAGGCTGGTTGGACGACCTTGACTTTGTAGAAATTGTAATGGAAGCAGAATTGCAATTCGATTGCACAATAAAAGAAGGAGAAACAAGAATAGATGATTTTGAAAAAGTAAGTGATTTGGTAGATTGGTTGGCTTCCAATGTTGCCTAACGGTTTGTATATGGCACGTAGCCACTCACATACCTAAGCAAAAAAGAAAATAATTTAATAACCGCACATAGTTTAAAAAATGGCTAACAGGCTATGTGCTATATACTTTGTTAGCCACCGTTTTTATTATGGGTTGGAATCACAGAATATTAGCACACAAAGATGGTGATGGTTGGTTTTTTCAAATACACGAGGTTTATTACGATGAAGAAGGGAAGGTAAATAGTTATACTGCAAATGGCGTAATTGTAGGGGCTGAAAGTATAGAAGGTATAAATTGGGTATTGGATAAAATGAAAGAGTGTGCTAATAAGCCAATTCTTTCAGTAGATAATTTTCCTAATGAATGGTCATCAAATGGTGGCTAACATGTGTATAAACGCAACTAAAGTGGTAATATGATACACAATAAAACTATTAAAAATTTAATTTATGAAATCAATTAAAACCTAAAATTATGAGCAAAACAAAACAAGGATCGATAAAATACACGATTGAGGAAGCGAAAAAAGCTGACAGAATAGCACGGCACTATACAGGGCGCGGAGGTCTAACTTCTTTCGTAAAGTTCGCCATTGCGCACCTTTGGAAAGATGAGTTTAATGAGTAGATAACGTTGAGTATAACCGCTCGTTTTAATGGCGGTTATACATTGTTGTGTGTCTGGTGCGGTATTAAAAGCACTCACTTTCAATTTAGCACGGACACTTTTTCTTTTCTTTTTAGGGGTGGAAAAATATTTTTTATAAATAGTTTGTAAATACAAATTAAATACTTATCTTTGAAGTGTTGTTAGCAATGAAGCTTCAACTTAAAACAGAAAATTATGAACTTTGCATTATTAAACCACCGAACAGAAGTAGCTAAATTAGCACAAGTAGTAACCAATAGAAGCACGTACGGAAAGCCTATGTATGCACTTGACGTTAATAGATGGGGAATTAGCGAGCCTTTTTCTGATCCTGAAAATAGTACAATTTACAGAAGTACTTTAGCAGAATTGGCTAATGATACGTTTGTGAGCGAAGATGAAGAAATGGACCATACGCATTATCCAAATGCTGCTTATGAATCAATTTTTGATTATTAATTATGAGCAACACTAAAAAAGTAACGATAAGCCTTACTCCTGAACAACAGGAGAAGGCTCGTTCTTTATCAAAGGAGTTATTTGGTAAGGAAAATATTTCTGGATTAATCGGATTTCTTATTGAGCGTTGGGAAAAAGAAAAGAAAAAGATTTAAACGCACAGGCTATCGGATTATCCTTGGCGAAGTGGCTGAACCCGATGCTAAATAGAATTACTAAACTTTAAAATTAAAAACAAATGTCAAATAGAATTACTGAACAGCCATTTTGCCAAACCCGTGTTATATGCAGTGATTTATCTTCCGATGATTGGAGAAGATTAGCTGGTCATATTGATAACGGTTTCTTTGGTAGTGAAAAAACTTTTTCAGCTGAAAGAAAGAACGGCTATTATTACTTAAACACAAATAAGTGTGATGATGTATCTATGGTTCGGGTGTATTGTCAAATAGGTGTTGAAGGTATTGATAAGATTGAAAGGCTTGGTGAAGATACCGACAGTTGGCAAGAGATACATCGGAACACTTACAAGAGTGTAGAAAAGTTTTTGAACGGTATGCAGTCATAGCATTGCATATAACGGAATGGGTATAAGAAACGGTTGCCTATCCGTACAGAGAATTTGGCAACTGTTTTTTATACCGTGTTACCCGCCAGAAAATCAACCAAATCAGTTCGGAATTAAACTTTAAAACTATGACACAAAAGAAAAACACGAACAATACTTAAAAGATATTGGATATAAAAAATATTTAAATATGAAACTATCAAAAAAAGCAAGAAAAGCCATTACAGAGGATGTAAAGCTAAAACTATCACTTAGTACAGGAAAATCAATATCCACCATTAGGAACTGGATAAGAGATGACAGCGACCGATTGACAACTATAAAGACAATCGAAGCAATAAAACAGCATACAGGTTTAACGCAAGATGAAATTTTTGAAATATGACCTCAACCGATCTAAAGAGTGCCTACTGTAACTCCACAATGTACAAATTAAAGGATATGTTTATCTGTAAGGAATGTGGGTGTGTGGCTGAAAGTGAATAACGTCTCAGGGCTAAAATATCGTGCGATATGTAATCAGCACAATGTTAATTGGCTATGTTTTTTAGCCTTTGTTAGCACCAGTACTTTCACTCACAATTTAATTTAAAAACAATAATATGGAATTTTCATTTGAAGCAAAAGTAGTTCTCACTTTAGAACACAAAAAAGAAATGACAACCTCGAAACACGTAGCAACGGATTTCAATCTGGGGGTTAGTGATAACTTAGTAAGACACCAATATTTAGATAAAGAAGATTTGCCCACCGAAGCAGGTTCTAAGGTTTTATCTAACGTTCTTGTGCAGGGATTGGTAGGAAACATACACTTAGCACACGAAAAAGGATTTAGGGATAGTGCCGAGCATTTACGCTGGATTATTTCTGAATTAGAACGTGGATTTATTACAGTAGCAAACGTTGAACAATCTAATTTTAAATAATATGAAACCAACAAAATTTAAAGAATGCAATGTAACATTTGCAAAAGACCAACCAGAATATAATCAATTACCAGCGTTTAGGGATGAAAAAGGCGAGGTAGTAACGTGCTGGAAATTGACATTTAGGGAACGGCTAAGGATTTTATTGAAAGGTGAAGTTTGGCTTTGCTTACTGACTTTTAACCAGCCATTAACGCCAAGTTTTATGAGTACCAAGAAAAGTGATGTTCTTGAAACGAACGATGTTTCTTAGTATTGGTGCTAACGTTCCGCAGCTTGGCGAGGTGCGGGACTTTCAGCACTAAAGCCGATTAGAATTACTTAACTTAAAATTTAGCACAATATGTCAAACGAAGTACAAAACCCCGCATCTTGCCAAACTGCTGTTAGCGGTTCGGCTTTTTCAATCCACGATTTGAAGTGCGGAAACATTTTAAATTACGATACAGCAGAAGGAGAAATTTTGCCTACCGTAATAGACTGGCAAGACCTTAAATGGCTTACCGAAGACCCGAAAGGATTTAATCTTGTTCATTCGCCTATTCCATTAACCGAAGAGTGGCTTTTGAAGTTTGGATTTTCCGACAAAGACTATAAAAATGGATACATAGGTAAGGACTTTAAGAGTGGTGGAATGATACTTGATTTTGTGTTATCAAAACCATTTTCAAAAGGCGAATGGAACAACACCTATACTTTCGATTTTGAGGGTCATAGATTTAGCAAAATGGAGTTTGTCCACGAATTGCAAAATTTCTACTACTGTCTTACTGGCGTGATGCTGTCTTCCTTAGCTGACCGCTAACATGTGTATAAACGCAACCACAACCAAAACAGTTTCGTTTATACCTCTAAATGTCGTGTAAAACGAATTAACCAATCCACCCCAAAGGATTAAGCGTTTTTCTCAAATAGGAAATTGCAAGGTAAAGCACTAAAGCAATCACTATCCACCACCAAGGGAATTTGCCTTGTTTCTCTTTGGAAACGGACTTATTCTTGCTAATGGTCTTTTCTTTCAGATCGGTTTCGGTTTTTTTTTCGGATTTGGACAATTCTATTTTGGACAAA